CAGGCATAATCCTTAATTCCCGCCACCAGCTTTGCCCCACTGGTAGTTCGGTTGTAACTGCGCTGCTGCTCGTCATCGTCATAGTTTGGCTCCCCGCCGGGGCCGCCGGCGAGGGCAAAAGTTTGGGACCACCAACTGAATAACCGGCCAGCGGTCGCCGTGTTCGTCGGGCATGTCGTCAGGTCAATGCGAGCGCTTGCCGGTACCGCACTGTCGCCCAGCGTCAGCTTTGTCCCACTCGCAGAGAGCGTGCCGTTATTTTCAACCTGAAGCCGAGTGATTCCGCGCGTCTGAATCGCAACCACGCCTACGCCGTTAGCGTCACTGTCGCCGCCGATCGTCGTCGAGCCGGTGTTGATAATGCCGCCGGTTCCCGTGCCTATCCCGGTCAGGCCGGAGCCGTCGCCGACAAACGCAGTCCCATTCACGACCCCGTTAACCGTCAGGTCGAAATTGATAGTTGTGCCCTGCTGCGACATCAGGCCAAGGCCCAGATTGGTGCGCGCCGCCGCCGCGCTGGCCAGGTCCGAGAGGTTGTTGGCTTTCAGCAGCGCCGCCAGCAAGAGGCTGGTACCGGAGATGCGTTTGTTAGCGCCGGCGCCCTCGCCGCGGATTAGCTCGAGGTAGTCGCCGCCCAGCAGCGACGTCACGATAGGAAACTCCGACAGCTTCATGTCTACAGGATCGGGCATTGCAAGACCTCCTTATGGTTCGGAAACAGGAATTGGGGAATCGACGCCCGCCAGGCGCCGCTGGCGCAACTGCAGACCGGTGGAATAGACCTTGGCGCAGAGGACCGTGTAACTGAGCCGGTGGTCGACAAAGCTCGCCAGGAACAGCTTGCGAGCGCCATCATCCGGATCGTCAAACTCAAGCCAGAACGGCTGATTGCCGGCCGCCTTACTCTTGCGAAAGAACCGCCACAGATAACTCGCGCGCGTGCTCGTTATACCGCCCGATTCCAGCAGCCGCCGCCCACCTTCTTCCGTTAGCCGGCGGCCGCTTTCCACTTCCTCGGTTAACAGGAATGACGGCCCTTGGTCCAGATCGTCAGGAAGTGCCGGCACACGGTCGGCGCCATCTGGTAAGACGTCGACGCGTACAGTCCACTCGCGCGTCCCCTCCGGAGATCCAACCGTGGCCGCGGCTTCGTAGCCGTCCCCAAAGTCGGCAGACAGGATGTTCCAGCTCGCCGCGGTCTCGGTGAACAGGAAACCGGTCCTGTTGAGCGTGAGCAGGTCAGGCATCGCTTGCGTTCTCTTCTGCTACCGGTTCGATCTCTATCGTCACGCGCACTCGAAACCGCTTGCCGGCGAGCGCGCCGGAACGAAACTCTTCCTGCGTGTCGAAGAGGTGCTCCAGGACGTGCCCGCCAAACTGCCCGAAGCTTTTATCTGGCCAGACTGTCTCAATGGTTTTGGGTTCTGTCATAAAACGTTTTAAGTTGAACGGAAGCCGGTAAGCCGAAGGATTCGATCCCATATTTCCCTTGCGGTTATAAAAACCCGCACCTCGACGAACCTGGCCCGGGGAATTTCCGTTAAGGTCACGTTGTGGCCCGTCCACCCGTCTTCCTCTGGAAGAAACCGGTGGGCCTCGCTAAGCACATACTCCCTCGCTTCCGCTTCTTCATAACGAACCAGAAAGCGCGCGTGGTGGCCGAACGCGGCAGCAAACTTGCCGTCTGGGTTAGATTCCCAGTCGACCTCACAACTGAAGACTGCCCCACCTTGCTTACAGGCACTAGGCTGACTGGTAACAGCACGCTCGGTAGCATCAGTAATGACGATGCCGGGGAGCATTTGCACCGCACAAAAGGAGGCCAGGTACGTCTTGAGTTGTTGGCTGTTTGGGGTCATGGTAGTCGGTGACGCCGGCTGCTCAGTTCGATCAACCCAGCGTCCTGGTCATAGGCGTCAATCAGCCCTCGCGCGCCCATCTTGACGACGTCATGCGGGCGCCAATTTTCCATTCGTCCGAGAAAGGCGTTTTGCCGCTCGGTAGCGGCGTTGCTTCTATCGAGTGCCGCCAGAAGCCGGGCCATCATTGCGTCGCCGCCTCCCGAGCCACCGCCGACTCGCGGGTGAACGTAACCGTCAGAGTTTGGCACAAAGAGTTCCGGCCGGCGTTCACCAACGATGTAAGACATGCCGCGCCGCACTGGACCACCCATGGCGCGCGGCTCCGGTTCTTTGTCCTTGAACTTATCGCCAGCTGCCAGTCTTCCCAACCCGGCGCCCCCGGCCGCCAGAATTCCAAACATTGCGGCTGCGTGGAAGTGCGCGGCCGCTTCTGCCGGATTCCAGAACAGGGACGCGAAGCCTTTAGCGGTTTCAAAGATGGCCAGAACAAGGGACTGCGCCGCGACGCCGGCCAGCACGGACGCCACCATCTTCCCCATGCTCAACTCAGCCTGGTCGCCGAGTATCACCCAGCTACCGAGCATGTCGCCCAACCCTTGGCCCAGCTGGTGAAACGCGTCCATGCCAGCATCCTTGAGACCGGCAAATGCGGACTTCCATTGATCGAGCTTTTCTGCCGGGGGCGGCCCAAGCGCCTCTTCCAACCGTCTTCCAATGTCGCTCATTTGTAATTCAAAGTCGTTCGCGGCCGCGCCCAATTCCCCGAAGGCATCGGCCATTGGTAGCAAAGCTTCATTAACCAACGTATCTGCATCTTCCTTAAAGTCTTGGGCTATCGCGCCAAAACGCGCCGCAATCAAATCGTTGGTTTTTACTTCTACACGAGGGTGAGGGTCTGGAGTTAGTGCGGCATGGCCCAAGCGAGGGTTCCTGAGTTCGTTCGCTCTTGTTACTACTGAATTGAGCTTGAGTAAAGCACCAATCTCGTCATTGATGAGATCGAGGTGGGTCTTCGCGCCGTATTTCGCCTGGCGCACTCGCTCTTCCTGGCGCTCTTGAAAACCTGTCAGGGCCTCGGTCGCAGCCACCAGCTCTTTCTTAATCTTTGCCTCCCTGTCAGCCTCCCCTTTTAGGACGTCGAGCATTTGGGCGTTTTTGATGGCGATATCTGCATAGAGGAGCGCCTGCTCCTTTAGCTTGGGATTGACCTTGTCAAGGTCCGCTGCCAGAAGCGACTGCTCAACCCTTGCCTGCTCGGTTTCCTTTCCAAAGAAGCGAACGGAGAGCCCCGTGCTTTCAGCAATCCGCTTAAATGAAGAGAGAGGGTCCGTGGTCGCCTTAGCTGACTTCGCCGCCTTCTCGCGGGCGTCTTGCTCCATTCCCGCTAAGCCTGCTCTGCGCGCCGCCTCTGCTTTGAATTCGGCTGTACCGGGAAGGTTCTTGCGACCGCCTCGCATGGTGCCGCCAGGCCCGTACACATCCTCCCCCGTTCCGCCGCCGTCCTCTGAGCCACCACCCAACGATTTCAGTCCCTTGAAAGCGAGCACTAACAAGTTGGTCTTAACGGAAAGCTCCGAAACGAAGAAGAGCAGTTGGCCGAGTTCGCTTTCCCCAAACTTCCGCGCGCCGCGCATGGCCGCGCCCACGTCGTCGCCCCACTGCTTCATCACAGAGGCGTTGCCCATGGCAGAGCGGGAGATATCGCCCATCGCGCGCGTTATCTCCGGAGCGACCCCGAGAGCAAACTGGTTGGCCATTCCCGCGGCCTGAGCTTTGACGGTGTCCAGCATGTCTCCAAACTTATCGAGCTCGTCCGCCTCGGCATCGCTCAACGTTCCACCCAACTTCTTAACCTGACTAATCAGTTGATCGAGATTGCCGTCAAAGGAGAGAATTGTCGGGATGAGACTGGCTCCGAGCTTGCTGCCAAAGGCGTCAGCGGCGCGCTCTGTCTGTAGTATTCCGGGAGGTGCCTTCGCGATACTTCTTAGAGCCTGGCCCAGAGCTTTGTCGAGGTCGAGGACAGCGGCTTTCGGATCAACCCCCAGCCGGGTGAGTTTCTTTTCCGCCTCCTCCGAACCACGCGCAGCTTCGGCAACGGTGAGGGAAAACTTCTTCATTCCCTTGCTGAACTCTTCAATCGAACCGCTGCTTTGGTCTGCGGCGAACTTTAGCGAGCTGATGGTTTCAGCACCGAGACCGGTCTGCTGGGCAAGGTCGTGAATCTGGCTGCCGAACTCTGAGGCTTTTTCAACAAGCGCGAAAATCGCGGCACCGGCGCCGAAGATGCTGGCTCCTACAGCGGACATCGCGCCCACCGCAATCGACGCCGGGCCAACGAGACCGCTTATAGCGGAGCCCAGCCCCTGCACTTTGTGGATGCCCTCGCCCCCTTCCTTCGACACCACGCCGAGCGCGCCGCTAAAAGAGTGCGTGAAGGATTTGAGCTTTTGCTCGACGAGCGATAGCGTGCCGAGCCCCTGCTTGCCATCCACGGTGACTTCAATTTTCTCGCGGAATGCGGTGATTTGTCTGGCCATCGGCTACCTCGCGGTCTTAAAAGCTTTAATTAACTGGTCTTCGAAAACGATGCCGAAACGTTTGGCGAATGTGTCATGCACCGGCCCCTGCAACACGTCGACTTCGCGGATCTTGACGGTGGGCTTCAGGATATAAAGGGCCACTATCTGACGGTTGCCCCGGCGCTTTCCGTATTTGCTGAGAGCCTCGTTGAGAGATGCCGTGCGAGTTGCGCGTCGACCCACAGATTGAAAGAGTACGAAACCGCCGCCCTTGCGCATTGGTAGGACAAAATCACGCTTGCCGCGTAGAGCGGCCGGTCGTTGCACGGCCTGAATGATTTGTCTTTTTGTGCGACGCACGTTTGTCGTGGGCACCGCCAAAAAGCGACCATGCAGAGGCGAATGGATCACCACGCTGCCGGCAGTTCCCTTCATAAACTTTTCGAGGAATTCAGCAGCCGTCCCGATAGTGATAGTGAGATCATCTTTCTTCGCCGGCTTGATGCGGATGCCTAGCGCGTTCGACTGCTCAAGCCAATTGTTTCTTATTTGGAATGTGCCGCGCAGAGATTTCTGCACGGCGGTCTGCGCCTCCTTGCCGACCTTGGTCAGCGCCGACGCCAGCGCGAACCGCGTCTGTTTTTCCAGATGCGGGTTGCCCTCGAGTTTGATGGTGATTCGCGGCGTTATCATTCTTCCTTCATCAACAGCGTGGCGATGTTGCGATAAAAGACTTTGTCATCGGGTTCTCTCGCCAGTGATTGCGCGTGCACGTAGAGCAGCGCCAGATTCAGATCACGTTCGCTCCAACCCTCGTCGATTTCCGTAAAGCTCTTTTTGAACCGAACCGCCAGCGCCAGCGATGGCAGCTCGGGAATGTTTAATTCTGCGCCGCCGGTTCCGTCGCGGAGGTAGACGGCGAGACGGTGGATGTCGTCGGCGCTGGAGTAGGGCGAATGTCTTTTAAGATGGCCTGGTAAATGGCCGTTAGATTCTCATTCGCGAATTCATTAAGAGTCTCCTCAGTGATTGCCAGCGGGCGCTCGTTGTCGTCGGTAATATCGGGAAGCGAAACGACAACACCGGCGAGCGACTTAGCCACGCTCCGATTAGTTTCGTCTTCCTCGAGGGCGGCTAGCTCGCGCGCAACTTTCGGGCTGTAAGCCCGATAGATCACCTTGAACTCTTCCGTCTTTCGCTCGCCATCCGCTTCGAAGGTCAGCGGCACCAAAATGGTGCGCGTGGCGTTGATGAACTGACTTGCTTTAGGCATAAGTTTCCTTTCTGATTGGGTGGCGTAAGCGCCGTGTTGGTCTGATTTTTCCTGACATGAATAGTCCTCTCTCAAAAGGTTTTGGATTTGTGGCGTGGGCGCCGTGTTGGTCGCACAGTCAGCAGCGAGCGCCGGTGCGCGTGGAAGGGAATTACAGAAGCAGGGAGCTAACTCAAGTCCAGGCCAAAATCTGCCAGCGTCTTGCGCAACTCGCGCATGCGCTGAAAAGTTTTTCGGCAGTCAACCAACGCCTCACGAAGACCCTCGATGGTGGGCACGTCTGCCAGCACGCGATCGATGTGGTCATCAGCCATCGCGCATGGCCTGCCTCCGCACACTTGAGCTAGAGATTCAAACCGCTGTCCAGCTTCGTGAAGCTGGTGCTCGCGGCAGGCGAGCGTTTTCCTACAATCGCTCAACTCCTGCACGGCTCTGCCGATAACTGATTGCTGGTCTTCTTTCGTCATTTTCAACTCTTCGAGGGAGGGGTTTGCGCCAGTAGTGTTGCGGCCACGGGTAATGCGCCGCTGATTCGTTCAAGCGTCCGGGCTACTGAATCCATGCACTGAGAAGTTGCTGAACAAATAGTCAGAATTTCGCGCTGGGTCTTTTGGATCTCAGTCAAATCAGTCCGTGCTTTTAAGTCCGCAATCTCCACATCTTTTTTGTGGCCGGCTTCCACCAGGGCTTTATTCTCTTCCTCAATCCGATTGCACCGCGCGCGCGTAACTTCCAGCTCGTCTTTCAGAATCGCCGGGGTGCGTGAGCGAAATAGAACGTAGGCAGTCAAACAACTGGCGATCGCCGCGGCGATCACCGTTCCGTAATTGATGACATTGATTGCGTCTGAACTCACTCATCCCCCATCCACTTCCTGAAGGTCTTTTGGCTTTCAGCCGGGGCAACCAACTTTTACCAGCGGTCGATATCACCGAACCCGGTGCCGTCCGGATCCAAGGCGGTTCCCTTAATCTCGTATTCGTTGACTGAGTTTCCAGTGCCGCCCGAGGAACCGCTCTTGAGGGTCCATTTCGAACTCGGCGGAAACGAGCAGTTCTTCAGGAACGCGCGAATGTTTTTTAGCGGCGCCGACGTCACCAGATTCTTGCCGGTAAAACGGAACGCCACGTTTCCCGGATTGTCGTCGGCGATTCCAGCCTTCGCCGACGCGCCATAGCTGTAGCTGATGAAGAAAGGTTGCACCAGCGGAGTGCCGTTAGCGCCGCTGGCGAATGCGGTTTTTGTAAGTCGCGTGGCGTCAACTGTCAACGTGATGGAGTTGCCGGCGGTGCCGAAGTCGTTGGCGGTTAGCGCCACGTCCGGCGAAGTCACCGCGGCGGTGCAGAGGGTTGTTAATGTGTCCTCGTTGATTTTGTTTGCCAGGTTGGCCGCACTTTGCGCAATCGTGCTGCCAATTCTGACTTCATTAGCGAGCGTTGGCGTCACTCTCCAGGTGTAGACCTTGGAGCCGATCGTGGTCGTGTCGGCTGCATTGGGCTGGCTCGCAAAGTGAATATTGCCAGCCGCTTTCACGCCGTCCGTCAGATTGACGTTGAGCATGGTTATGGCGCCGGATTCTTTAGCCGCAAAGTGCGTTCCGTTCACCACCGGGTTTCCGTCAACATCGACCATAGTGGCGCCGGCGGCGACAATGTTTGGATTCTCGGTGAAATACTGCTGGCCAACTTCTAAGCCGGACGGCAGCTCTTCATTGGCCACCGAACCGGCCGCCACATCGGTCGTCGTGCCGTGCAGCGCCATTTCCATGACGCGCTTCCCGACTTCCTTGCAGGTGATAGCGACGCCGATCGGGCCGTCTTTAATCTTTATGTTCAGGTCCTGGCGGTTAGGGCTGTCCTCGGCGGTCGAAAAGTTGGTGGCGTATTCGGCCGCCTGATCGATTTCAACCATGACCGTTTCGCCAAGAGGGTCGTACGGGCCGGGATTGGCATTCGCGTCGAGAGTTGCTACCGAGGCGTTCCCGACATATAAGCCGTATTGTTTCTGTGTTGCCATTGTTGACCTCGCGAAAGAATTGAACCCTTTAACCTGATCGACTAGACCTCGTACGGGTCGATGACGTGATGCACGTTCCAACCGATCGCCGACGCTTCGATCGTGAAAACCTCAGATGGGACTACGAAGCCGTCATCGGTGATTTCGACGTGGACGCAGAGACCGCCCAGGGTGTAATCGCGCTCGCCCGTGTCAGGGTTAGTAACCACCGCCTGGGCCATGTCGGCGAGATGCTTCCTGACCTCGGTCGGCGCCAAATCTCGAAAGTGAAAACAGCGGGTTTGCGCCGGCAACGCAGCACTCACACCTTCTGAATCGGGTGTCTCTTTCGCCTCGCGCGTGCGTACCTGGTCGAAGACGGAAATGCGCGCCTGCCCCTCGGCCGATTTCAGCAAATCTTCATTCGAATGCGTGACCCATTCCTCGATACCGTTCTTGCCGATGTTGGTCTGGTACTGGTAACCGTTGGCTAACGGAACGGCCGCGCTGTCAATCTTTGCCAGCCGGCGTTTGAATTCGTCGACGATCTGCTGGCGGATGGTTGCTGATGGCATAGAGTTAGTAGCGGGCAGTGACCAGTGAGCAGCAGAAACTGAAGGTGTGTGTGCGTAGGCGGGCGCAACCGCCAGCGCGATCGTCAACGCGACCATGAACAGCAAAGTGACTCGTTTCATCGTTGGATTCTCCTTTAAGAGGTTTCAGGTTTCGCGTTTCAGGTTTCAAAATAAAATATCGAACCGCTTTTATGATTCCTTCAAATAAATGCGCGTCGTGTTGACGCCTGCTGCGCTGATGCGCGGGGTTGTTTGGAACGTCTTGCCGTAACCTTCCTCGCCTTCGAGCAGCCCGAGAAAGCGGACCGTGTACTTGGCGTTCGGATCTAAATCAGCAACGTCTGGGGAGACGCAGAGTATCGACGGAGCCGAGGCTTCCATGTCGGTGTCGCTGTAGACCGTCACCGACTGCGTCGCGCGTTGGTAGATGGCGGCGATTGTTTTCGCGTAGCGCGTTGGCTCGCTGCCAGGTCCAACAATCAGCGTCCGGATGGCCGGCCCATTGTCGATTGCAAAGAACGTCGAACGAAAATCATCGATAGTCTCGAAAGGCATAAGCGCCAGAGGTCAGAGGTCAGAAGTCAGAGGTCAGACAAAACCCCGGCCCGGACACCTGACGAAAAGAGCTAGACGAACAGCTCGCGCGTGTAACCACGATCGGCGGCGGAACGAAGGAAAGTCTCGGGCCGCGACAGTCGCGCTTTCACGTCGGCGTAAGTCCCGGCCGCGCCGTCGCCAGCGGTGAAGACCAACTTCAGATAGCGCTTCTTACCGCCGCGCATGTCGACGTGGATGGCGAAGATTTTGTTGTCTTCGTCGTCCTGGGGAACGGTCGAATCAACCGCATAATCCGCGCCGTCAACGTCCGCATAGGCGTCCGCCGAGCCGTCATCGTCCGAGTGCTGAAGCTTCAAAGCCGCTACGTCGATATCGGTGGCGCCCAGGCTGATTTCAAACGTGCAAAAGCGGAAGCCCAGCATGTCGACCGCGGCGGCGGTAAAGCTGGCATTGTCCTTGATGGCGCCGGCCGGCGTGACGTTGATGGTTTTGATGTTCAGCGCGTCGTTCATGGTTTTTTCTCCCCTTTGGAGTGCGCCTGCTATGACCGGCGCTTTCGGTTTTTGTCGAAATCAAACGCCCTTGCTCACGCGCGGGGCTACTGCCCCGTCCCTTACGACTTCGGCATAATCTGGGTGAACTGCACCGGATAGCCGCCGAACTGGAATGGACCGGAACCAGCCAAGTCGCCCGGTGTCGCGCCGCCGGCTGCAATCAATATCTTGCGGAGCACCTGGAAGTAGAACGTCTTGTGGCAGAAGAACACCGGCTGAATGCCTTCGAATTCCGGCAGACGACCCATCAGCGTATTCATGTGATCGGAAGTCACGGCGGACCAGTTGTCGGTACCGAGCGCGACGATCGGGCCAGGCTCACGCAAGGCTGCGTCAGTGTTGGCATTGCCGACGCTGTGCGCGATGAAATCGCGCCGGATGCGACCTTTCAGGTCGATCGTGTCATTGCGGAAAGAAGACTGCTCGCTCATTGAAATGGTCAAAGCGGAACGATCGCCCAGCAGCGTGCCCATTCGCAGGTCGCCCAGGATGAGCGGAACCTTGTTGATGGCGTTGATCGTACCGGCAGCAATCACCAGGCCGGCGATGTTCGTCTTCGTGGCGTGCAGGCTGAGCATCTTCTGAATGATGCCCACGATGCCTTGGTAACCGGTCTCTGTTTGGTCGTCGCCGGTACCATCAGCCAGGAACCCGAGCCTATCCTCGAGGCGGGCTTCCGCCAGAACCATTTCGTAAGCGAGATCGTCTGCCTGGTTGACCGCGGAGTCTTCGTTCAGCTCGCTGGTGATGTTGGCGAGACACAAAAACTTTTTCGCGACCAGTTTATTGCCGCCCCACTTTTTCTTTTCGACCGCAACGTCTTCAGCTTCGCCGGCGGAGTGGAACTGCAGGCCGCCCTCGCGGCGTCGAACGTTCTTTGCTTCGCTAGCCATCGGCTCGACCTTCGCGTAGCGGCGCATCACGCCAAAGTTCTCATGCAGGTCGATGGTTTCGGGCGACCATTCCTCGATCACCGTAAAGCCGCCAGCTTCCGGATCGCCCTCGCTTTGGCCTTCCGCGGCGGCGCGTTGCAGCAGGCCGTGGTCCTGACAGTACTGGTGAGCCCGCTTGATTACCGGCGAGCTCTTAAATTCATCCCACCCACGTTGGCCGTAGAAGGCATTCCCCAGAAGGCCCATGTACATCCGATAAGCGCGCAGGTCGCCGCCCTCGCCCTTGAAAACGCGCAGCTTGTTCGTGCGACGGCCGGGAACGGTCACAAGACCTTGCGGCGGCTTCGCAGTGTTGACTGCGGCGCGCGTGGAACTCTTCGCTTTCTCGATCGCGGCCTTGAACATGTCGGACACGGCCGGCATTTCAAGCGTCAGCTTTGTCGCGTCGCGCGCGTAATCTCGAGCGAGCTGCGTGTACTCCGCAACCTCTTCCGGCGTATCACCGAATACTCCGGCCCAACCGGTCAATTCAGCCTGGCGCGTGGCGATGATTTGCTGAGGCGTCGGCGGTGTTTGCGCGGCGCGCTTGTCGGCGGCGGGGTGCTGCGAGCAATTGTCGGTTTGGCATTCCGCGGCAGAGCGGGCGTGACACAACATGATGTTCGTTCTCCTTCGTTCTCCGGTTTCAACGGGGTCTGATTGGCCAGTCGCGTCACAGCAACAGCAACACGGCCTGGGGTAATAAGACTGGCAACATGCACAGTTACAACTGAGCGGCGCCGAGGTCAGATTCGGGCAACAGCAGCAGCACGGTTGTGGATTGCCGGGCGTGCAGCACGCGCACGAACAACCCAAACCGCGTTGCTGGGCGCGTCCGTGTTCATGGGTGCGGCGATCGGGCCCGTGACCGACCGTGATGTCGGCGGCGTGAGTCTCGGTACAGATTGAAAGCACGCGCCAGGCCATTGCCCGCAGAGTCGGGAGGCCGTTGATTTTCTTGTTCGTGTCGATATACGGCGCGGTCACCTCGTAATCGAAGCTGAAGTTGCGACGCACGCCCTTGAGCACGTCGACGCGCTCTAACTGAGCTTCCGGCCGTTCAGAAAATCTAAGGTCAGCGCAACCTTTGCGAATGGCGCCATCAATTTTCGCGCTGCCATCCTCGACGACTCCCATCACCTGGTTAATGTCGTGATTGCGAATAAACTGACCGCCGCTGTTGAGCCGGCGGAAATCGGCGGCAGCCTGAGTCGAGTGGTCAAGAATTTCGTAGAAACTGAAGCCGCCAATATTCCGGTAGACCGGAGCCTCACTCGAGAAAGTTACCGAGATAACCTGGGCGTCGTCGGCAAGCTTCAAGTCGCGCGCATCAAACGTCGTGTCGCGGCGCTGGCTTACACCTATCAGCTTGTCGACCTGGGATTGTTCAGGCGTCGCGTTGCGGCGTTGGCGTATGCCTACCAGCTTGTTGAGCGGAAATTGTTTGGGGGAACGCTTCATTGCGGTTGAGAAGTTAATCCAAAACGTTTTGAGTAATGCTTTGAGGGTGCATTAAATTGGCAAATGTGAGTGGCCATTGCCGGGTGCAGCCGGCGCCGGAAGTTGATTGACGACGATCACAATTGGCTGCCCGTTTGACTGCCTCGACAGCGCGGGGAGCAGTTGCGGCTCGAGCGCGCGCAGCACGTGGTTCGAGCCGTCGTCTTTGGCGTTCTCTTCGTCGGCGGCGCCATCGGGCGTGTCGTCGGTTTTGTCGTTCGCGACGGCTTTCGATCCGGGTCCGGCCGTGGGGAAATCAAAGCCGGCATCGTTCAGCACCTTTTTGATTTTCTTTAGCCGCTCGACCATCTCGTAGAAATTATCGCCGCGCTCAGCAGCGTCAGTGATTGGATCGTCGAGGTAATTGTTAATCGCCAGAATCGTCGCCTGGATTTCTTTCAGCGGCTCGATTGAGGGCCAGCCGCGGCCTTGCCAGTCCAGACGCACCCGGGAGAAATCCTGGAGCGAAATCTTCACCTGGCCGGCAAGCACTGAGCAGCGCAGCCATTCGTAGCCGACGATGCGGTTGAAGTGCTCGATCAGAAACGCCTGGCGCGCGCGGTAAGTGCTCTGGTCTTCAGAGCGACCGATCTTAAAGCTGGAATAGCTGCCGCCCGAGAAATCGCCTGATATCGAACAGTAAGCCGCATTGAGACCCGCGCACGCGCGCTGTAGTTGGTTCTTGGCAAACTCAGGCCAGTTCGCGTTGGGATGGTCGGCTTTGTACGCCTGCATCGTCCAACGGGGCGGGAGAATTTTCTGGACCCCAGGCTGTACCTCCTGCTCAACGGGGCGCGGGATGGTTTTGTTCGCGGCGGCTTCCTCTGGGCTTAGGTTTATTTGCTCGTCTTCATCGTCGGGAGGAATTAGATACGGCAGACTGCAAGCAGCTATGTGCGCGTTGACTAGCTCTGCAAAGTCCGCCTCGTCAAGCACCTTCAGCGTCAGGCCGGCGGTGTGAGTTTCCGGATAGCCACGTACCTGGCTCTCATCGTCCTTGCAGACGAAGACGTGAAGCATTTCAGAGGCAGGCACGAACTGACGCCGCCGGTCGCGGGTCATCCGCGTCGAGCCGTAGAGATACTCCGTCGTCGGCATCGTCAGCCAGTAGCCGACCGGCCGATCGTCGTCATCTACCTCGACGCCCATGATGATGCGATTGCCGGTCGCGGGATTGACGGCGTTGTGAAACTCGTCAAGCCAGGCGACGTCGATAATCTTCAGCGTGTAGCGGAATTTGTTTGCCGCGCCGACTCGCCGGTGAATCAGCGACTCGCCGTCGCGATCGAGCTGGCGGTTAATCAATCGCTGCTGGTCCACGAAAGCCAGCTTGCCCGACGCCGAGGCGGTTTCCATGTGCGCCCACTCGGCAAAGGCCCGTTCAATTATCCGAACGACTTCAGCGTCATGATCAACTTGCAGTGGATCGTCGGAAATTGGTTCGAGACTGACCTGTAGCGTGAAGCCTGTCGGGCCGGGGATATTGTTTTCGCGGAGGTGGAGATAGCGAACAATGTAATCGTCGTTCTGGGCCAGGTTCCGCGAACGGTTGCGCATCGTGCGGAGCTGCGTCCGCATCTCGCGGTTGACGGCGATCGGAAAGGCGGGCCAGTTGCGCGTGAGACGATTGTGTTGAGCCATCGCGAAGGCGCGCACGCCCAGAAGGGTCGCGCCAAAAACTCGCGCGGCGCGACGGGTGGCTTTCCAGAGGTTGAAGCGTTTCGCCATTAGCGTTTGAAGTACATCGGCGGCAGCGACGGTCGGTCGGCGCCCTCGGGTTCGGGCTCCCACTCGCTGCTTTGGATTTGCAGGACAATTATCGGCGGCCTGTCGCGGTGCGTGGCTGTGTGGCCGTGGTCCAACGCGACGTCGGTGATGCGCGCGTCTTGCGGCAGCGCGGGTTCGCCCTTTGCTGATTCAAGTATCAGCAGCAGCGCGCCGGGTTCGAGTTTTAGCAGGCGTATGGCCATCAGGAACTCAGCGGCACGGCAATCGCTGACACGTCGATGCCGCCGGCGCCCGTGCCTGTTGCGGCCGTCCCGGTCACCAGCAGTTCCTTACCCGCGGAAAGCGTACCCTGGTAAAACGTCTGCGCGGCCGCAGTGCCACTGTTCAGCCCGGACTTGAACTTCGTCGCTGTCCCGGTTTCGCCGATGCCGAACGACGTTGCGGCGCCATTGCCGACAGCGAACGTTTCATTGACCGTCACCATGATTTGCACATGACGATCAATCAGCGCCGCTGGCAGCAGCGCCTGCGCGCCGACGGTAGTCTTGTCGTAGCTGCTTTTCTTTCCGGCCGAGGCGATTGAGTTCATGGGCCAGCCGCGCGCGTCGAGCGCGATTGACATTCCAGCGGTCAGGCTGAAGACGCTCTTCACTGAATTGAAAAGGCGTTTGAGCCAGGGTACGTCTTTGACTGATTGCGACATAAGCCTTACCTCACCGTGGTTAAGGTCACCGGGATGGTTTGAAAGAAGTCGCCGCCGGCGGCGACGCGTTTGCGACGGCGTTCGCTGTTGACTTTGCGCTGATAGGTTTTGCGCAACTCGAGCAGCTCCGTCCGCGTGTAGGTTTTTTTGCGGTGGCCTTCGACTTCGTATTCGAACGTGTCGCTGCCCGTGGACCTTTCAATTAGGTTGTCGATTTCAGCGACGATGCGCTCAGCCTGGCTGCGCAGGTCCACGTTCGCGCTTTCGGCGTCGAGACCGGGAACAATCTCCAGCTCGAGCATGTCGGGCGTGACTAGATGTTTGGCGCCGTCGAGCTCGACGCGGCCCTGCATCCAGTAACGGCCGGTTTTCAGTTTCGCGGAATCGGACGCGGCGATCGTCCCTACGAAAACGTCGCCATCAACAGTGCAGGTGACGTCGAGACGCGATGGGCCGCGCAGGAAATACTTCAGCACCCAACCATCAGACGCGGGAAAGTCGCTTAGCGATTTTTGCCAGGTGACGGTTGACCCGGCAACGAAGCGAGACGGTTCACGATTAGGGATTTCTGGCGGCATGAGTCCGCCGCAGAAGGTAACAAAGCACGCGAGGGTTAATGCTTTGAGGGTGCATTAAAAGGGACACTGTTTGCGACGCTGTCGTTTCTTCTTGCTGAATGGAGCCATCGCATCATCTTCGACACTTCTGACGATCAATGTCTTTCGGCAATGTGCCCACACTGACACTGGCATTTCTTCGATGTGCATTTTGTGTGGTCGTCGTTGCGACAAGCTGCGGTCACAAACGCTGCCTTCTGTTGGCCGCGCAGGATGTCGCTTTGAGTGTGGAGCATGGGCTCATCCTCATTGGGCCACTGCAACACGTACAGGGTTTCCTTGTGCGGTCTGCGAACGCGCAGAGTCAATGGCCGGCGTTGCTGTGGCTTCGCCTGATCAGCTATCGCGTACTCGACACACGCGCCGACAGGAACCACAGCGATGCAGACCACATCGAGCGGCTTGGTCGGGTCAGACGTGTGTGCGGCCACGATAGTTTCCCCAGGCTGAAACAGAGCGTCGGCAGGCACAGGCGTTTCCCCAAGTCCACCATCAGTGACTAGCAGTATTGGTCTACCCATCATCAATCCCTTTCTCTTTGAGTAACATCTGGATGAATTTTTCACCGGTTAATACCGTCCACTGCCGCGCGGGATGCGAAAGCCTCCGCGCCCCGAACCGGAATCGGGAATGCGCGGCGCTGGTGGCGCGGGCGGTGGATTGTTGTTTGAATCGCCGCCGTCGCCATCATCATTGCGCGGCTCATCATCGATTTGAGTTTCGAGCGCGGCCTGAAGTTTCTTGGTGATTCTGGCTGCCTGCTCACTCAGCGATTTGTGCAGCGCCGGCATCTTGCGGCCGTCGCCAAAGCAGATTGCGAAGGCGGCCATCGCGTAGACACGGCAGTCGAGCGCTTCGTTGCGCAGGTGGTCTCGGATCTTTTTCCATATGCGCTTGCCTCGCTCCATCTTTGGCCGCTCTGAGAGTAGCTGTTTGAAGTGGTCTTCACCGTAGAATATGCGCCCTTCGGTTCCCGACCGCTGTAGAGGGAAGTGGCAGTAACCCGGGCCGGGCTCGGTCAGGTTCAAGTTCGTGATGAACGTGTCCTTCGCCGCCTCGGTGCCGATCATGAAGAGCTTGACTTTTGGGCGACCTTGCATGGTCGGCTGGCCCACGATTGGTTTGCCGGTGATGGCCCAGCCCTTCACCGGGAACACGCGATAGCCGCGGTTGGCATAAGCGAATTTGTAGACTTCGTTGGTGAAGCCGCCGGCCGAATCGATGGCCGTGCATTGCACTTTGAGCGTTACGCCATCGGCGCGGGTAAACTCGCGCGTCACCACTTCGCGTTTCAGCTCTTCCCAGGTGGAGTCCTTGGTGGGGTCACCGAAGACGACGATGTATTCAAGGGACCAGCTTTCGAAGTTCAGGCCGAAGCCTACGATTTCAGCCTCGAGGCGATCGGACTGGACGTCGACGCCGGCGACAATCAGACAGACCCCGACGGGAATCGGATCATGACCGCCTTCGTCGTTCGGCGCGCCATAGTCTTCGACGCGATCGACAATCTCGCTCGTTTCGATTTTCGGCTCGGGTGGCTCCCAACCTTCGGCGAGCCACATGGTGACGAAGGCTTTGAGCTGGCCCGGATCGCCGTTGCGCTTCGCGGCGACAAACGCCTCGGCCATCGCGCCCCAGGTGACGAATGGGGAATAGAGTTTGTTGAGGTGGAAGCCGGCGCGACCCTTCACCCGCGGACCGTTCTTGTTTTCCTGGCGCCACTCGCCGCGGGCGAGCATCTTCGTTTTGTGGCGGTGCTCGATGACGGCGCCGCAACCCCTGATTCGTTTAATCTTTTCCTTTCCGGAAGATGTTGTTTCGGCCGTGTAGTCGCCGCAGACGTAGTAGGCAGCGGACGGTTCCTTGTCCCACTTGAGATTGGCAAACTTCAGGGTTTGGAATTCGCCACAGTGAGGGCAGGGCACGTAGTAACGACGCTGGTCGCTTTCGTGATACTCGCGCTCGATTGGTGAAAAGCGCGGCGCGTCGATGGGAGACCCGGCCGGGTTTTCGAGACGATCGCCGGGCGTGGAAATCTTTACGCTAAGCGTGTCCGGCTGCCAGGTGTCGAGCATCGGCTCAGCGACCTTGCAGTAATCACCGAGGTCCGTTTCCTTGTAGGCGTCGCGTTCGTCGAAGTATTCCGCGGCGACGGCGAACGAGGTTGCAGTGTTTGATGAGGTGGCCCACCCGCCCATCAGAAAACCGCCGGGATAGGACTTTGCCTGGATAGTGTTGTCGCTGCCACGAATGCGCGCATCGCGCACCAGCGCCCGCAAGACCGGCGTGTCTCGCAGCATCGGCGCGAACCTTTTCTTGGACCACTCGTTAAATTTCCCTTCGTCTTCGCAGGCATAAAACTGCGGCACCGGCTCAACGTGAATCCTGCGGCCGATAATGTTGAGAATCGTTTCTGTCTTCGCAACTTGCCGGCAGGCTACCCAGACGATTTCTTTTATCTCCGGATCGCAGGCAGCGTCCATGATGTCTCGCGTGTAAGGAACCAAGTCCGTCCGCCAGGGACCAGGACGCGAGCTGCTGCCCTTCGAGACAACGCGAAAACGATCGGCCCACTCCGCGCCCTTTATGAGCGGCGGCGGGATGGCCAGGCCAATTGCTTCGGAGAAGGCGCGGGATGTGATTTCGGCGGTCATCGCTCTTCCCTGTCGAAGTTATAGAGTCCTATCGCTTCAATACTCCGTGCTGGCAAAGAAACTGGGGAACGTCTGGCCCTCGGCAATCATCTCCTTGAGCCGGTCTGCAAAGCTGCACTCTGCGTGGCCATAGGCTTCACGTGCATCGCTACTGCAAAGCGGTCGTGATTGACGGCGTAGTCAATCGGGCGGCCGAGCGCGGCTTCAATGCCGGTACTCGCACCGCCGCCACCGGCGAAGTTATCTACAACGATTTCAATCACTAGATTCTCGCCCTTCCTTTAATTGCTTCGGAGAATGTTCTTGCTGTTATTTCGAACGTCATTGAAAACTTTGCTAACCAGCCCGCGGCACGGCTTGCACAGCTCGCGGTTCACGGCGGTGCGCTGATAGAGAAGATGAATCACGCGCTGAATCCCGTCGACAACCTCCGCGTACGGCACCAGCTCGCGGCGGGCTTTCTGCACTTTGATTTCCTTCAGCTCGGCATCGGCCAGTTCGGCGCGCGTTTTTGAGTCGCTGGTTTTGACATCCCGGATTGATTCGATTAGTTGCTTAACCGTTTTGCCGGCGGCGTTCTTTTGGTCGAGGCGATACTGCTTTAGGTGACGCTTGTTCACCGCGGGCGTTATTCCCTTCAAGGCTTTCTTCACGGCGAGCGGATAGGTGCCGGTCATCTCAGCCAACGCGAGCTGGGAATAGAGGCCGTCAGGCGCCGGCTGCTGGCTGTCTGACGCGGACTGTTGGCGCATGTGCACAACAAAGGCCGCGACCACCTCTTCAACGCTCGGATCTGCGAGAGGCGAGACGATTTCTGAAACCGTCGCGCGTGGCAAACCGGTGAGCGTTGCGGCTTTGCTGATAGAGAATTCAAGACTCATTTGACCAGTCTGACGACGTTCGATTTCGCTGATTGCGTCTCCGGCTGAGGTATGGGAACGGGAACCCGCCGAGCGTACTCACCAATACGAAGCAGCTTGTTGATTTCTTTCTGCACGTCCAGGGCAACCTTCGTCTCCTTATTTTCCGCAGCCTCCTGGTACAAAGCTTCCAAGCGGCCGAGGGCTTTTCCGAGTTCAGTATCGAGATTCAACGCCGCGCCGATGTCGATTACTCGCTGAGTCGCAGCATCGATAGCCTTAGACAATGCACTCGGTGTCACGCCCCATTTCTCAGACTTTGCCCGGGCCATGATGTCATCAGGCGTGAGGCCGCGAAGGAAGAGCCGCTCCACCTCCCGCGAAACTTCTTTTGGCGTCAGCTTTTTTTTCTTTTGTTCGGCCATCGTTATTAAAATCAAAAAAACTTCTGATGTTAGCCACCCGCCGGAGTGGCGCGTTACCTGCGGGCCGCGTGAGCCGCAGAAGGACCCGCGCCTAATTCGTAATACGTTCGCTCTGGTGGCCGGCCCGGCCCGGCTGGGCGCGGCGGCTTCACCTCCCGAAGCTGGCCGCCTCTCACCATCACCCTTACGTCCGAACGCACCACAGGGGGATCGTACAGCGTGCACTGAACTAACCCCGCAATGTCGATTTGCTCTTCGCGCTCGACGCAAGCACGAATCTCCGCGCGACGTGCTGCCGGTCTAGTTAGTCTCTTCAATAGCCGGTAGCGCGGCACGTTGAGATGTTCCGCGTATCGCGGATACTGTTTCGCCAACAACCCAAGAACTCGGGCGAGGGACAACACCTCTAACTCTTCGTCGCTACGTTGGCGCCGTTGGGTTTTTGCCGCAGCAACGCGCGCGCTCGCAATGTCCCGGTGGGTCTGAAGGGTCTCGGCCACGTCCTTCGCCATGGCCAATATGGCCAGTTCCGCAGCCGCACGTTCCACACCACGCCTGCGATAACGGCTCGCTTTGTTCTTTCGTTTGGGGGATTGACTTGGCGTATTCATTCCACAAACTCCGGCTTCATCATAATCACCGTCCCACCCATAGAATCACGCGCTTCCCTCAGAGGCCCGGCGCTGCTGGTCAGCTTCTTCAGATAACGATCGACTGTCGTAATCGATGCACCCGTAATCTCTGCCCCTGAGTAGATAGCATCCTCTTTCCCAACATGGTCCGTGCTTCTCAGCACTTGCATCAACCACCTGCGAAAAGGAAGCTCGTACATCTGAGCTGCCTGCATCTCTGCGCTACCGCTTCGATAGTTAACTACAGCCTTACTCACCCGCGTGGCTGCACACCCTTCCTGGCGCATCCGCTCTCTCACACACACACTCAGGTCACTCGGACGGTGTGAGCGTGCCCGATTCTGCTTGCCAACATTGCAGCTTTTGCACAAAAGTTGCAGATTTTCGGGCTGATTATCGGTCTTGTCTTCATTGAAGTGGTCTATTTCGAGAGTGGTTTCGCCCTTCTCGGCGCGTCGTTGCGGCGCCGCCGAACGGATATAGCTTACGCCCCCGGCTGCGCTGTTAAGCTCAATGCGCACCGCCGAAATCGGGTTGGTCGGGACCGTCCCACAATCCTTGCACTGTTCCCCGTCGCGTTGACAAAGGAACTGATAAACCAAATACCGCGCGACCTTAGAGAATCGCTTCGGCATTTATGCGGCGGCCTCCGCCGCTTTGCCCATCAAATCGAACAATGTGGGTACTGAGACTTCGGCTTCAGCCTCATTGCAATAGCGCGCTCCATCACTGAAGTATGATTGGCTGAGTTCGATGCCGTAACCGATGCGGCCCTTTTTAATTGCGACGTAAGGAACGGTGAAGATGCCGGCGAATGGGTCAGCCACTATGTCGCCGGGATTCGAATAGAGATTGATAACCCGCTCAACGATATCGAGAGGCAGCGGGCAGGTGTGATTCACTTGCTGTCTTCGGCTCTGGGATGAATTGAGGCAGCGCATCAACTGCACATCGTCCCACACCCAGGTACTGTTCGATTCCGGAGGCTCGTAGAAAAACGACGCCGGCAACTGGCCCCGGCGACCCAACTCATCAAGTCGCGCGACGTGCGCTTCGAAGTCGTACGGCGAACTCGCGAGCAGCATGGCCATCAGGAACCGGGTCTTGCCTTCATAGTCGGAAGGGGCAAGCACATCGCCGTTGCTACGCCAGTATCCGTTGGCGTCTATCTGCCAGCGCCCGCGGCTGTAGTCAGCCTTCTCGCGCGTTACAGGCTCATCAGCTCTGGCGGTTGTTGTGAGCGACGGAGCCTTGCGAAATAGCACCAGGTATTCCGGCAGCCCGCTGCCCATCTTGCTTGCGTCTCGTGACATTTCGGTATAGCCCAGCCGGTAGGTCGAACTGTTTTCTCTGACGACGTCGGTGGTTATTGTCCGGCGCCCTTCGTACAAGAAACCGTGCTTTATGAAGGCCTGGACCGTCAGGTCGCTGAACGGGTCGACCTCCATCAGGCCGGACTTCGTCTGGTGGCTGTAAAGAATTCTGTCCTTGACGTGGATCGCGCAAACTCGCCCGGGTTTCAATACGCGCAGCAGCTCGGGTATGAGGAAATCCATCTGCTCAAAGAATCGCGCGTTATCGTCGTTGTGTCCGAAGTCTTCGTAGCTCGTGGTGTATTCGTAGTGATTACCAAACGGGATTGAGGTGTGAATTAGCCCGACCGAATTGTCGGCAACGTTCGGCATCTCCAACACACAGTCGTTGTGAACAGCCAGAAACTTCTCGCCGGCCACCTCCGCCCGCTCGATGCCTATCTTTCGCTTCAGCTCCTCCTTGACCAAACCGTGGTCTAAGCCGTACTTGCGGATGATTCCGCGCATGCGCTCAACGAGCTGGTCGTGTTGCGCCCACTTCTTTCTTAGCGCGTCCGCGATCGGCTGCTCGCTCTCGGCATAAATAATGTCGACTCGCACGCGATGTTTCTGTTGAAAGCGCTTGGTGCGGTGAATTGCCTGGATGAAGTCTTCGAAGCGATAGTCAGCGCCAACAAAGATGTTGGAGTGGCAGTAGTGCTGAAAGTTGCAACCCGATCCTGATAGCTCTGGCTTCGTGGCGAGTCTCGAAATCTTTCCCCTCGCAAAAGCGATAACACGCTCTTCGCGAATTTCAAGGTCGAGCGAACCGTAGACTGAAACAGATTCCGGAACCTCTTGTTCAATAGCTCGCCGCTCATCCTCGAGCGTGTGCCATAACAGCCAGTTCTTATTCGGCGCCGTCGCAATGATTTCCTTCGCCTTGGCAACTCGCGCCGGGAGGGTGGCGCGCTTCTCCCTGGCAGACTGGCTCACGCCTTTGACTGCGCTGATTAGAAGCTTGCGCTGGCCGTGGTTATCGATGTGATTGAAAGCCCTGGTGTGATCAACGGGAACTCGGTGCCAGTGAACGTCCAGCTCCGGTAAGTCGTAACCGGTAGCGTCGTAACCCATGTCGGCCGGGCTGTAGAGAAACAGCGCCCACGTGCTCACCCATAACCAGAAGTCTGCTTCGTGCTGAGGATGCAGGACCAGGTCACCTGCTTGCGCAGTGTTCCGCTTGAACCATCGTGTTAGAGCCTGTCCGGTATCCATAATCCCGAGGAAGTCGGCGTAGTAGATGAGCTCGCGGTAGTTGTTTGGTGAAGGCGTGGCCGTGGCAACAAAGCGGTATTGAAGATGGCTGAACCGCTCGCGGAAAACCTGTGTAGTTTTGGAACCAAAGCTGCGCAGCACGGATCCTTCGTCCAAGCTTGCTCCCACCAGGTTGTGCTTCGCCGGCCGGATGTTGCCGTCGCGAACTCGCTCGTAGTTGGTTATGAGAAACGGGGAGTCGGACTTGTCGACAGCGCGATCGCTGTCGACGTATTTCCAGTTCACCGCCAGCCGTGGGCCATCTTCGTCGATGAACTGATGCCTCACTCCCAACGGAGACACAACTAAGAACTTGGAGCCCGGATTTGCGACGATGAGGGCGCGAGCGATTTCGGTTTCAATCTGAGTCTTGCCAAGCCCAAACGAGAGAGCCAGCAATGCTCTTTCACGACTTAGGGCCCAGTCTATGCTGTCGTGCTGGTGCGGCTTAGTGGACGGATGGGCGGTCGACAACGCAGACGGTGCCACCGCGCGCCCACTCGCGCCTTTGATTTTCCCTTCCAGGAAGCTGAGGTATGCGGAATGGTCCAACGCCTATTTCTTCCGAGCGGCTTTCTTTGTCGTCTTTTTTGAGGAGCGCTTGACCGTCTTTTCCTGGCTTCTTTTCTTCGCAACAGCCCTGGGTTTCTTTGTGGCTGACTTTTGGCTGCCCGGGGCTTTGCTCTTACCCTTCGCCTTTCGCTTCCCGACCTTTTTGACGGGAGCAGCATCGGGCGGCAGAGACATCGAATCCTTTAACCCGTCAACCATCTCGCAAATGCGCGTCCCGAGCCCGTACTCCAGTTCGTATCCCAAGTCATCGCTGGCGAACTCGCGGGATATAGGCGGTCCGTCGCCAATGCGGCCGGTGATGGTGAAGCGGCGCGCCTTAGCCGACTTGCCTGGCTTGATGGAAATATTGATTGATAGAGTGGCCTTAGACCAGCCCTTTAGCTCAGCGTAAAAGTCGGATGAACTCTTGTCGCCCGTTATTTCAGCAGCGCTGCTAACGCCCTTCCGTACCGTTGAGCGATCGACAACGACCGGGGGGCAAGCGTCGTCGCGTAATTCAGCTTCAATCTCGGAAACCTGGTCCGCCGGCTCGCCTGTTTCCCCTTGGCTAAACGGCTCATCAGTAATCGTCACCTCAGCCGCTGCTACCTCCAGCCATACCCGCTCACTGCTAACCCACACATTCCCCTTCGCAGCAGGCGTGGCGCCGTAATGCGTCGACGCGCCCTGGACTTGCCGGCGGTCACCACCGCCTTCATCCGCGCCGATGAAGACAAAGAATCCATTGCGGCAGGCATCGTCTATCTGCCGCGCGGTGGGCGGCTTGGCGGGCGCACTCGCCGGCGGTTTAAATAGTTCGGGATTCGCCGCTGCGTCTGCCGCCTTCTCGTCGTCACTCTTGCGGCCGATGTTAGCCACGTCGCGCGTAACGCCATCTGAACCCCGGCGCACGGTGGACTCACTTATAACCTTTTGAGTTGTGAGCTCTTCTCTAACCTTGCCCACAAACGGCTGCGACACGTGACACCTGCGAGCGATCTCGCTATCGCTCAGAGACTGCCACTCGTCGTCAACCAGCATCGTGGTTACCGCGCGCCGCTTATCTGCGTTCGTTCGCGGTAAGCCATGCGTCGCGTTAGCTCCTAGAGAAAACAGGAGAGCGTCTCGCTGCGTGCCCGCGCGCACGTTGGCGTGAACCTCTTCCAGCCCGGCGTCCTGCGTCGCCTGGAGACGGTGGAATCCGTCTGCAAGCCAGTAGTCCTTGCCGTCGAAGAAAACATCAACGGCCGGAAATACCGCGCCGCCGCGCATCGCCTCCGCGTATTCAGCAACCACGTGCATATCCAGCGCTTCGCGTGGTTGCGTGCCGCCGTCCGCGCGAATGAGATCGGCCGGAAAGAGTTGGTTGTCACCGAGCTCGTCATCAACAGATATCCGTTGGTCATTGTCGTCCGTGCCGTTCGCCTCCCCTCGAATTGCGAGCCGCTCAGCCACTTCAGTCTCGTAGCTGCGCGCTTCCTCCATAGCCTCTTCCGTTGTCGGGAACGGACCAACCTCAGCTTCGCTGTGAACGTTGCGAGCGCGAAAGCGCGGTGGTGTTGTTTTGCTTTGGTATAGCAGCCAACCCTTGTCAGTAAGATCCTTTGTCATACCACCAATCAGGATGCCCATCATCGCTGTGCTCATCGTTGCTCCATTCTGCCTGTCGGCACTCTGCTGCTTTCTGTCTCGCTTCTTCCTGATACGGGCAAGTGCCCAGGTGGTTGGTGTAAAGTTCAAACTGGCGCTCTCGCGCACTCGCTGCCACTTCGTCTTCAAGCACGACGTAGGTCATGCGGACCTTGTCGAGGTCGATGTTTCCGTAGTCCTCTCGCACCGGCCGAGCGTCCAGCGGCGCAGTGCGACCGGTGCTGGTGTTGTTGGCCCAGATGATTTCGGCTCCACATCTTTTGCAACGATCAATCTTCATCGTCGTCATCTATTCCTCTTCGCTAGCACCGACTCGCATCTCCTGCCAGTCAGCAAACTGCGCTTCCACTTCCTCTTCGCAGTATTTGATCGTCCTAATCGGACGTGCCGGCTTCCCGTCCTTGGGCTCTCTTTCGAGTACCTGGCACATCGCCCCGAGCACCACGTTCAGCGGTATTCCCGTGTCCGCCCAGGACTGAATTAGATCCGCATCCAGCGGAGACAAAGCGAGCGACCCCTTGCGAAGCTCAATGAAGGTTTCCCCGACCGTGCGGATGTATTCGGACTCGGTCATTTTTCTTCTCCCGTCTTTTTAGATTGGCGGGCCTGATCTTTAATTCTGGAATCAGGCGACCTCAAGCACTTCGGGCACCGCGCATCTGTCTTGAAATGCCAATCGCGGCAGTTAGCGCAGGAATGAAGAGCGTGTGAACGATCCAATAGCCGCAATGCGTCGCGTCTACTCATCGCCCGGCTGTCTCAGCGCGTGCTTTCTCGCAGAGTCGCTCGAGAAACTCCACGCGCTGCTCGCGTATCGTCGGCGCCGCCGCCGGCCGGGGCGCTGGCTTCTTCGCGAAGAGCGAACGCAGCCACCTGGCCACTCGCTGCCAGTTGCGCCGCAACCAGGTCGAACGTAGCCACTGCTTCTCATACTCTTCAGCCATGCGCTCGGCGACCACGCGATCGGCCGTGTAGATGAAGACCGTGCCCTTGTGAGCGTCGTAAACGCGGAACGGACGCACCTCCGTGCCTTTCGTGTCGACAACGTAGCGCCGGCTGATTGTGTTGGGATTTGTCATGACGCTCTCTGCTCCTTCTTCTTTTTGACCAGCCTCAACTTCGAACCGAAAATTGCATGCGCCTGCTCAAGCTGCAGCGACGAGTACCGAACAACGTGCTGGCCCATCTCAAGCGGATGGATGTGGCCGGCCTTCCGCTCACGCGCCATCGTCGACTCGCTCACTTTGAACAGCGCCGCAAACTCTGCTTCGGTGTAGATCTGCATGTCGCGCTTGGCGGACTCGCGCCGCAGCTCGCGCACGTCTTCTTCAATCTCACCCAGGGCTTTCTTGAACAGCGCGATCGTTTGCTGGTCGCGAGCTTCCAATTCGAGCAGTAGCCGGCGCGCCACCGTGCATTTCTCTTCAGGCGTGGACATCAGCTCACCTTCCTTTCGCTCGCCACCTCTGCCGGCTGGCTGGCAGAGGCAAGGACGTCCGGCTTTCTCGATGGCAGGTCTAAACCCTCGGTATCGCGCAGCGGTAGCACTTGCGGGTCGTTGATGACGTAGTGCCGGCTTTCGCCAACGAAGCGGGTTGTAACCTCACGCGTCCAAAGCATCAACTCGGCCAACGCGAGCCCGATTTCGTCAGGGCCCAGCCTCGTCTTCTGACGGATCGCCCTCTGCGTGCGCGCGCCCCTGCGAATCGCGTCTCTCACTCTCTCAACTGGCGAGGAGGGAGTTTGCCGAGGGACAAGGCAGAGGTGCTCTCCGACCAACATCGTTGGCTTTGCGGCTTGCTTGCGCCGCGCGCGGTATTCCTTGAGTTCCCGGCGTTGGCCCGTCACCTTCTTTCGAATGCAGCTCTTGCAGTAAAGGTTCCGGCCATCAGTTCGCCCGCGACAGATGCCGAACGAGGTCGCAGGTTGTTCACCAAAGGCCGCCGGGCACAGCGGGCACGCTCGCGGTGGCTCTTCGATCAATGGTGGCTGGACAGGCTGTGGCTGTGATAAGGCTGCGGACATTTCCCCTCCCCCTGAGAAAATTAAAGGCGGCGTCGGTCTTTGAGAAAATCGTTGTGGATGTGTGAGCAGTGGTCCGCCGCCAGCCAAAATGACGTAGTCGGTGCGCCCGAAGAAATTGACCAGTCCGGCGGTCTTTAATACACTTGCCCAGAGTGCGCCGGTCCTTTGACTTGCCTCCCGTGCGCTTCCAGAGGTAAGTGACCGAAAACTGTTCGATGAACTTCAGCTCGTCGCAGTGCTGAATGAGCACACTCGCCAACTCGCCAATGTGTTCGTCAACCAGGAAGTCGAGAATGAAAGAGTTGTCATGCGGAATTGCGATTGCCTTAGCAGCCAGATCGCGCGCCTGTTCGTAAGTGAGTTCAGCGGGGGAAGCTGTTGACATCAGGCAGCCTTCCTTTCCGTGACTTCACAGATTATCTCCCGCTTGAGGGCGCCGACTTTGTTACCGCTGATTTGGATCTCCCCGGATAGCGCGACAACCCAAAGGCGATCGCCTTTGTAACTTGTCGGCTCGACCGTGGCGTGTAACGCGCGGCGCGTACAAATCTCGAGCGGACCGGAAATCTGTTCAATCAGGCCCGGTCGGGCCGACTCTTTAGAGTTCCCGCCATTGCATGCTCGGCCACTCCTATCCGACCTCCAGTAAGCAAACGCAATGGTTGGATCCTGAGAGCAGAGCTCGCGAACTCGCGGCAGGGTTGAGTAGTGGGTTTCAAATACGGCAACCCAATAACCGTCGCCGGAACCGTCACCGTAACCGTCGCCGGAACCGTAACCGGAACCGTAACCGTCACCGTAACCGTCGCCGGAACCGTAACCGGAACCGTAACCGTCACCGTAACCGTCACCGTAACCGTAACCGGAACCGTAACCGTCACCGTAACCGTCACCGGAACCGTAACCGTAACCGGAACCGTAACCGTCACCGTAACCGTAACCGGAACCGTAACCGTAACCGTAACCGTAACCGTCACCGTAACCGTCACCGGAACCGTAACCGTCACCGTAACCGTCACCGGAACCGTCACCGGAACCGCAACCGGAACCGCAACCGTCTTCTACACTGACCAGGGTTGGGTTTTCCATTTTGCTTCAGCCTCCGGAGTTACTTCGAGGACGGCGGTGATACTGCGCAACTCAATATCCGCAGGTGGGCCAACACGGCACTTCGCAGATGGCCCACCTGCCGCGAGGCCCATGAACCCCTTAACATCTGCAGACCAGTACAAACAGAGACGAGCCTCTCGCAGCTTGATGGTCTCGCCCCCTGTTTCGGTCGCGTACCCGCAGAACACACCGCGGTGCGCGGTTGTTACCAGGACGCAACGCTCTCGTTGAGGTTTCGGCATTCGATTTAAGTCTCCCTTCAAAGGTTAAAAGTTTTGTTGCCCTAAAAATTTATCGCTCGGTCTGGTTCATACCCCGCGGCGCCGTGCTAGGCTTTGCGGCGTAGTTGGATTTCACGCCGCCGCCTCGGCCGTCTCTTTCGTTGCTTTTACCAACGGGCTCCTCGCCCCAGAGCTTCTTGTAGGGAAGGTTTACGTGAGCCGCCAGCTTCACCCGGATTCGTTCATTGCGCCGCCCCTTGTAACGGTTGATGGTCTCCGTGATGCGGTTCGGCTCTTCCTCAATCACCCTCCCTACCTCGTTCAAATCCTCATCCCGAATCCCAATCAACGCCCGAATCTGCGACGGCGGCAGTCCCACCGAGGTCCAACCTTTTTCTAATGGCGATGCGTGATCCATGGTATGTTGCAGGCGCTTACGAGTTATCTCGTAACGATGATGGCGCGGATATTAAGGTAACGCCTAAGACGTGTCAAGAGAAATATTCAGTGGTGGCTAAGAGCCAGACGGGCAGGGACTTTGGCGAACGTCTGAAAGAAGCGTTCGGCGGGGATAATCAGGCCACAATTGCGGGAAAACTAGGAATTTCTGACGCAAGTGTCAGCGCCTACATCAAGGGTGAGAGTCTACCCAACCTCGACAACCTAAAGAAAATTTCGGCGCTGACTAAGTGTTCCCTTCACTGGCTCCTCACTGGCGAGGGGGAGGCAGACCGTGATCCGTTTCGTTTTCTTACCGAAACGGAACGTCAGATAGTCCAAAAGATTGCTGATGGCTCAAAGGAAAACTTCGAGGAAACACTTCACCGCCTCATCGTCGACGCGCTGATAGCTTACGGCCAGCATCTGTTCGGTCAGTACCGCACGATGGGCGCAAACGACCTGGAACAACTGCAATTATTATTTAAGCTTTACGAGGCGGACGAAGAGGAAGAGCAAACAGCTAAGACTTCTGCGGAGTCGAAAAGGCGGGCTTAAAGGTTTGGCTCTGGCTTATTTCGGGCGCTTGAAAATGCAACGCCAGTTTCCACCCAAGCCGGACTCAGTTGACGTGAAGCCTGCTAGCTCCCAACCTTCAGCGCCAAGAGCGTTTATACGTTTCTCATCGGAACATTTCCCTTCAGTCTTGTATTCCCATGTTACCCTGGATTGCTGAGCCCATCCAGAGGTGACTAGTATTCCAACGACAATCGCTAGCGTGAGCAGGCTTCTTCTCATGACCGTTATCCTTTCCCGTTCTTTTTAGTTGGCTTTGGTGTTTTGGTCGTGCCTTCGTTTGGTGAGCCGCAGACGCCTCGGTTTGCGCGCCTTCGTTTTCAATTCGGGGTGATGGTTCTGAAGTATCCAACTTAAAGTCTGTTGCGGCATGCCGAGCTTGAGCGCCGCTTCCGTCGTGGTGTTTGTCTGCGACAAGGCCACTCGCAGGATGCTGCTTTCAAACGCGTGCTTCGCTTCCTCAAGGGTCAGGCAACCGCTCACACATGCGTCTCCGGCCAACTCGCCGAGAAGCTCCAGAGCGATCGCCGCCGCCCGTTCTGTACCAACTCTCTCAACCGCTAGCTCGTGCGCTCTCGCGTAAACACCCAAGCGTTGCGGATCTTTCAACCTCGCCAGTACCCTTGCCTGAGTTAGCAACGAATCCACCAACAACGCGTACTCGTCTCCGCGCTCAAGTATTCCGACCGACTCGCGCGCTGCTGCCTCCGCGGCTTCGTAGTTCTTTTCGGCCAGGTATACGCGCGCGCGGGAGTCTTTCGAGTGGGCCAGGTGCACCCGATCTCGCAACCTCGCCGCGAGACGATCGGCGCGGTTCAAACGATCGTGCGCTTCACGGAACTGCCCAGATTCTCCCATGACCACCCCAAGATTAATCTCGGTTATCAGTTGGTTGCGTTCGTGGCCGGCCCGTTCCAGGTAGTAGGCCGCGGCGGTGAGCTCAATTATTGCCGCCTCATTCTCGCCGAGTCTCTTGTGTGCGATGCCGCGACCGTTGTGAAAGCGCGCCTTCAGCAGGTCGGCCGCGCCGGCGATTGCTTCCTCCAAACTCGCGAAGACCTCCAGACACTTTCGATAGGCTCCCTCAGAAAAATCAACCATCGCATGGTCGAGCTGCAGCGCCATCCATTCACTGCCGCCGCGGCCCACTCGCGCGATCGCCTGGCTGAAGACAATCCGTGCCTCTGAAAATGCGCCGGCCCGCCAGTAGCAAGTGCCCAGGTGTTTCTCCGCATCTGCCTGTCCCTTGAAGTCACCCAGCGATGCAAAAGCATCGGCGCTGCGCGTAAGCAGGTCCTTTGCCTTTTCCTGCCAACCCTCGACCTGACGCTGGCTGCCAACCCAAGCCGTTAGACTGCCGGCGCGCAACAAGATTGCGGCCGCGGCGGCGGCGTTCAGGTCTGCTACCTGAGGTTCGTAGCCCGGACCGCCCCAGAACGGTAGTAGTGATTCGACCGCTCGGTCAAATTCCCCAAGCTCTTCATGCCGGAGGGCCGCACGGGCGCAGACCGAGGCCTTGGAGTTGGCCTCTCGTGGGAGTTGCAGAGTAGTGGGAGGTTGAGCCTTCAAGTGTGCACCGCTAAAAGAGATTTGCAACTTAACCGAAAAACTGGTAAACCGCTCCCGCGCTTTAACCAGAGAACTATAAACCCGACTTCCAAAGGAGAACCTCCCGTGAAAAACCTACGCGCTCTGTTCGCCTCTATGGTCCTTGTGCTGGCGCTGACCGCCACTTGTCTCGCCGGCGAAGTGCAGATGCCAGGCGCGCCGCAACCGCCGCCACCCCCTGCGGGCGGGCAGTCAGCTATGAACACCTCGGAAAAGGCTGACGATGTTGGCGGTGGGATTTGGGACGGACTGGCCATCGATCTGCTCTTCTTCCTATTCTGAGCAAAGCCGCCGGTTTACCACTAAGTCTTTAACGCTTTGGGGAGTGTATTCCTTGGAGCCCGTGTGGAAGTGTGTCTGGCCGAGTTGTGCTTTGGGAGACCCGACAACATTTTCGCTCCGAGAAAATACTAGCGACCTCCAGAATTTGCAAGGCCTAATTCTATTTTCTCGGATCGCCCCCCGCTTCCCTTCTGCTCACTGCTCACTGCTCACTGCTCACGGCCCACCGCACCACTAAGCTTTACTACCCTAACTGCCTTTTATCGGTCAAGAATCTACCCAAAGATTTATCGCCTGTGATATAGTCCCGCGCCGTTAGGAGGGAGATTGGACCAATGAAGCTTCTCGCGGTCATCTTTGCGTGTTTCATTTTCACGTCCACTTCCGGCCGTTTGCCGGACGCGATGCAAACGAAGGCGCCCTTATCAACGGCACCACACCCTCACTCGGAAATGGTCGATCTTGTTCACCAGTTCCGCGAAGCCTCAGAAGCCTACCGAGACAGCCTGAAGAAACTCATGGCCTCTTACCAAAAGTCAGTGGTTAGGGCGGAAGCCAGCCTCGCCCAAACGAGGGAATTATTTGATCAAGGTCTGGTACACAAATCGGATGTTGGCGCTTCAGAATTATTAGCCTCTGAAGCAAAGAGGAAAGTTCAGGAGGTCGAAACACTGATCGCAATTGCGAACCAGGAAATCGCAGCGATCCCGAGCGATGACGAAGTGCTCCGGCAAGAAAAGCGGCTCG